ATATCGTCGCCGCAGAGGGGTAACTGGCACAATCCAGTGACAACCCCTCTTTTTTATGTTATAATTTATAAGAGGTATATTGTAAAAGATGACTGTTAAACTATTGTTATTGAAGTCTGGCGAAGATGTTATCGCAGACATAAAAGAGATGTGTGTTGGTGATGAGGAAAAACCTACAGTGGTTGGTTATTTTCTTAGATACCCTTGTCGAGTAAAATTGGTTGGACAAGATACGGATCATAAGGGAGATAAACAGCACCCGTTTAGAATGCAACTTACTCCATGGATGCCCCTAAGTAAAGATGAAATGATTCCTGTTGTTGCAGATTGGGTTGTCACTGCAACTGAACCAATTGATGAACTAAAAGAAGCTTACGAAAAAGGAGTAGAGAAAAATGAAAATAGAAAACTTGAAACTACTGTCACTGACGGATCAGAGACTGATCCTGACACAGATTGAAGAGGTCTCATCAGACCTGGGCGAACCAGACTGTAAACTGATAGAACCTTTTATTCTTGACGCCAGTACAATGACACTGGCACCATGGTTTGTTGATCTCACAAATCAGAATGAGTTTATGATTAGTTCTGAAAAGATTTTGACAATTATGGAACCTAACAGTAAACTGAAAGTGATGTATGAGGACTTACTTAAGGAATGAATTTCTACACAAACATACAGATGATTGGAAATCAATTCCTTGTTCGTGGTTATGAAGATGGTAAGAGAGTTCACTACCGTGATACTAACTATCGACCAACTCTGTATGTTAATTCTAAAGTCCCCACAAAATACAAAACGCTGGAAGGTGAATATGTTGAGGCAATTCAACCTGGAACAGTAAGGGACTGTAGAGACTTCTATAAGAAGTATGATGAGATCGAGAACTTCAAGATCTATGGTAATGAGAGGTATATCTATCAATATATCTCTGATAAGTATCCTCAAGATGAGATCAAGTTTGACATCAAGAAGATGAAACTTGTGACCATTGATATTGAGGTCTCATCAGAAGAAGGATTTCCTGACCCAGAACATTGTTCTGAAGAGATGTTGACCATCTCCATTCAGGATTATGCAACCAAGAAAATTACAACTTGGGGCAGAAAACCTTATACCCCTAGTCAGGATAATGTGACCTATCATTATTATCCTGAAGAAAGAGAAATGCTTGGTGCATTTATTAGTTGGTGGATGAATGACTATCCTGACGTTGTGACTGGATGGAACACTCGTCTGTATGACATCCCATATATCTGTGGAAGGATCGATAGGGTTCTGGGTGAGAGGGCCCTTAGGAACTTGTCTCCATGGGGTCTAGCGACCAAGAGAGAGACCTGGATCAATGGTCGTATGTTTAATATCTACGATATTGGTGGTATCACTGACCTAGACTATCTGGAGTTATATAAGAAGTTTACTTATGTGAATCGTGAGTCTTATCGACTGGACTTCATTGCAGAGGTTGAACTTGGTCAAAAGAAATTAGACCACTCTGAATTTGACACGTTCAAAGACTTTTATACTGGTAACTGGAAGAAGTTCGTAGATTACAACATCGTTGACGTAGAACTTGTTGACCGTATGGAAGACAAGATGAAACTGATTGAGTTGGTTATCACCATGGCCTTTGATGGTAAGGTGAACTTTGGTGATCCAATGTTCCAAGTTCGTCTATGGGACTCTATCATCTATAATTATTTGAAGAAGAGGAATATTGTTATTCCTCCCAAGACACAGACTGATAAGAGTGAAAAGTTTGCTGGGGCCTATGTAAAGGAACCCAAACCAGGTGTATATGATTGGGTTGTAAGTTTTGACTTGAACTCACTGTATCCTCACTTGATCATGCAATACAACATCTCACCTGAAACACTTCAGGAGGAGAGACATCCATCAGTTACCATTCAAAAGATCCTTGATGAAAAACTTGATTTTCAGATGTATAAGGACTATGCAGTATGCGCCAATGGTGCAATGTATCGTAAGGATGCGAAAGGTTTCCTGCCTGAACTGATGGAGAAGATGTATGCGGAACGTAAGGCATTCAAGAAGGAGATGTTGAAGTCTAAACAGAAACTAGTTGATATTGAATCCAAACTTAAGACCAATAAGGATCCAGTTCTCCGTAGACAGAGAGAACAAACCATCAAAGATATTGCTAAGTTCAACAACTTTCAGATGGTGAGAAAGATTTGTTTGAACTCTGCCTATGGTGCAATTGGTAATGCATACTTCAGGTACTTTAAACTTGCTAATGCAGAAGCGATTACGATGTCGGGTCAGACATCTATTCGTTGGATTGAAAATCATATGAATGAATATCTAAATAACTTACTCTCAACAGAGGATGTAGATTATGTCATCGCATCTGACACCGATTCAATCTATCTTAACTTTGGACCTATTGTTGATAAATTTCTTGGTGATAAAGTTAGTGATACGAGCAAGGTTGTTTCTATCATTGACAAAGTCTGTCAAGAGAAACTGGAACCGTTCATCGAAAAATCTTATCAAACTCTTGCGACGTATGTGAATGCATATGATCAGAAGATGCAGATGAAGCGAGAGAACATTGCTGACCGTGGAATCTGGACTGCTAAGAAGAGATATATTCTCAATGTATGGGATAGTGAGGGTGTTAGGTATGAAGATCCTAAACTTAAGATCATGGGTATTGAGGCAGTCAAGTCATCTACTCCAGCACCTTGTAGGAGTATGATTAAAGATGCTCTTAAACTAATGATGAATGGAACAGAAGATGAGGTGATTGAGTATATTGATAAGTGTAGAAGTGACTTCAAGAAACTTCCTATCGAAGCGATCTCCTTCCCCCGATCTGTTTCTGATGCCCAGAAGTATAAGGCACATGCTACGATCTATTCAAAGGGAACTCCTATTCATTGTCGTGGTGCCTTACTGTTCAATCACTACATAAAAGAAAAGAAGTTAACAAACAAATATTCACTTATCAATAACGGTGAAAAGATTAAATTTTGTTATCTTAAAAAACCAAATATTATCCATGAGAATGTGATCTCATTTATTTCAGAGTTTCCAACAGAGTTGGGACTTGACCAATATGTGGATTATGACTTACAATTTGAGAAGTCTTTCTTGGAACCTCTTAAGGTTATCCTTGATGCTATTGGATGGAGTGTGGAGAAAACTGTAAACTTAGAATCCTTCTTTGGATAATGTACAAAGTTTGGTACTGTAATGTCAGACCACCAATAGTTTTATCATCTCTTGAAGAAGTTAAAACCCTGTCCCGAATGATACACATTGTGAGTGGCAGTACTCCCTACTGGGAAAAAATTATTACCCTTGATGACTAACATGGATTTTTTAAAAGATATTGTAAAAGAGATTGGAGATGACTTTACCAAACTTGCTGCCGACATCGATGACACTGAGACATATGTGGACACAGGTTCGTTCATTCTTAACGCTCTTGTATCTGGGTCTATCAGTGGTGGTGTATCTGGCAATAAAATTACTGCAATTGCTGGGGAAAGTTCTACTGGAAAGACTTTCTTTTCACTCGCAGTGGTCAAGAACTTCTTGGATACTAATCCCGATGCATATTGCCTTTATTTTGATACTGAGGCAGCAGTTAATAAGTCACTACTAATAAGTCGTGGCATTGATCTGAATCGACTGGTTGTCGTCAATGTTGTTACTATTGAGGAGTTCAGGAGTAAGGCGCTCAAAGCAGTAGACCTATACTCAAAAAAACCTGAAGATGAACGCAAACCTTGTATGTTTGTGTTAGACTCTTTGGGGATGCTTTCTACAGAGAAAGAAATCACTGATGCCCTCAATGAGAAACTTGTCCGTGATATGACAAAATCTCAATTGATCAAAGGTGCATTCAGAATGTTGACTCTTAAACTGGGTCAAGCCAAAATTCCAATGATTGTTACCAATCACACCTATGATGTCATCGGTTCTTATGTTCCTATGAAAGAAATGGGTGGAGGTAGTGGACTCAAGTATGCAGCGTCTACAATCATCTATCTCTCAAAGAAGAAAGAAAAAGATGGAACAGAAGTGGTTGGGAATCTTATCAAGGCTAAGACTCACAAGTCACGTCTAAGTAAGGAGAATAAGGATGTCACCATTCGTCTATTTTATGATGAACGTGGTCTTGATAGATATTTTGGTCTCTTAGAACTTGGAGAACTTGGTGGACTCTGGAAGAACGTTGCAGGACGTTATGAGATAGACGGTAAGAAGGTATATGCCAAAGCCATCCTCAAAGAACCTGAGGTTTATTTTACACCTGAAGTGATGGAAAAACTAGATGAAATCGCAAAAGAACAATTCTCTTATGGTTCGTCATTATGATATTGTTCCAGAGTCATACTGTAAAGAACTGATTAAGATATTTGAGAACTCCTCTAACCAGGAGTTTATCAATAATAATTATGTACCATGTTTTAGACAAGTTAATCTGAATAAAGAAAATCTTGAAATGGTTAGACAAATTATTCCTATCATTAGAGATATTCATACTCGGTATAAGGATGAGACTAAATCATATTTTCTTCCAGACATAAGTGCCCTTGAAGAGTTTAGAATCAAAAGATATCTTCCTAACGGTGAAGAAAGGTTTGATGAGCATGTAGATGTAACTGATCATTCTTCGTCAAGAAGGTCACTTGCATTTTTATTTTATCTGAATACTAATGATGGCGAAACAGTTTTTTCTAGACAAAAGTTGAACATTAAACCAAAGTGTGGTAGGGTAGTGGTATTCCCTCCTACATGGGAATATCCTCATGCAGGACTACCACCAACAACTAGTAACAAATACATCATGAGTACATATATTCACTATGGATAAGGTTGAATTTTTAGTTCTGAAAAATCTAATACACAATGAAAAATACTTGAGAAAGG